ATGCTTTTTGATTTTGACAAGTTTTCAAGAATTGCCGCCAGTGTATACCCCGGAGGGGCTTACAGTCTTGAAGAAACGCTAAAAGTGTTTCGCTACTTTTTCGAGAAATATGAAGAAGTGCGAGGGGAACCGCACCCGCCAATCAGGGCAAGCCAAATTGTCCGCATTATGCTTGACATGCCTTATGTGGAGCAGCGCGACAGATGCGGTTCAATTGTAGACATTGACCCGGATTGTTACACGATGCTGATTGACAAATATTTTCAGACACCATTCAAAAATTGCAACTATCGGATAAATCATTTCTTTTCCGGACGGATTCGGGAACTAAGATTTTTCGAGGAGCTTTTTTAGAGGGGGTGAACGAACTGAGCGGGAAAAGATCACAAGCGAAAGGCCGCGCCGGGGAGCTGGAGCTTTGCCGCCTCTTGCAGGAATACGGATACCCCGTGCAGCCGGGCGAGGCCGTGAGCTATGGAAGTACGCCCGATCTGACAGGCCTTGAGGGCGTACATATTGAGTGCAAGCGCGGAGAAAAGCAAGCGCTCTATGAGTGGATTCAACAGGCGCAGCGGGATAGCGAAAAATTCAAAGATGGTTTACCGGCTGTCTTTTGGAGAAAAAACCGTGCAAAGTGGCTTGTTTGCATGACGCTTGCGGACTGGATGAACTTATATCAGCAGTTTCATTGTAAGAGTTCGTGAACCAGCAAAGCTGATTGCCAAACGCTTCCGGGTATGAGAAAAGCCGCCCGGGTGGGCGGCTCCGTGGCGGCGATTGCTTAACAAATCCATGATACCACGGGAGGGCAAAAATTGCAAGCACACAGTGCAGAACAGACCAACGCCATAGCGGTGGCTGTGCAGAATGGGGAACTGGATGTTCTGACGCTCTGGGCGGCTGTTCGCGGGTATGCGTACCGGAAGGCGCGGCGCTGGGCTGCGGCTTTGGAGCACAGGAGCGGGCAGGACGTCGAAGACCTGATGCAGGAAGCCTTTCTTGCCATGCTGAGGGCGGTCGGGCTGTGGGAGCAGTATAAGGGCATGGGCTTTATCGGTGTTTATGAACTGACCTTGCGCGATGGCTTTTCAAGGGCGTGCGGCTGTCGGACGAAGAGAGAAGCCGAAGACCCGCTGCGTTCTAGCGTTTCGCTCGACGCGCCGGTTGGCGAAGACGGCGAGGAAGCCGGGACGCTGGGGGCACTGGTGCCGGACGAAAGCGCCGAACGCCCGTTCTTGGGTATCGAGCAGCAGGAGCTTGCAGACGCTGTACAGGAATCCCTGCAAAGCCTGCCGGAGAACCTGAGAGAAGCGTTGATTGAAGCTTTCTGGTACGACAAGCCGGTCGACGCAAAGCTTCGCACAACTGCCCTGAAAGCGCTCAGACATCCAACGATCAGCCGGACATTGAGAACGTATATTTAGCGCTTTTTACCGCTTTTCGGCGGCTGGAAGCGCGGAAGGAAGTGAGAAATTGACACCACGAAAGGAAAAGGCACTGCAAGCGCTTCTTGTGAGCCGCACACGGGCAGAGGCGGCAAAGGTGGCTGGAATTGCAGAAAGCACCTTGCGCAGCTACATGCAGGACAGTGAGTTCGTAGACCGCTATAAGCAGGCGTTTGGGGACATGGTGCGCGACGCGACCCGGCAGGCACAGCAGACATTGAGCCCTGCGCTGTCCACCTTACGGGAGATCATGGAGGACAAAGGCGAACAGGCGCAGGCACGTATTACCGCCGCTCGCTCGGTGCTGGAATATAGCTTGAAGCTCTGTGAACAGACCGATATTCTGGAACAGCTGCGCGAGCTTGAGAAATGGAAAATGGAGAGTGAAGAAAGATGAGCAGTTTGAAAACCCGCATTGACCATATCCGCACATTCATGGAAGACTGCCGCGGCAAGCAGCTGATTTTCCTATATCAGACGCCAGACGGCAAAGAAAAGCGCGGCAATATTGACGATCTGATTTCGGATAACGGCACGTTTTTACGCGTCCTGTCTGGGAACCGGCTGGAAGACCTCGACAAGATGCTTGCATACGAAATGGGGACGATCTTATGAGCGACATCAAAGCACGCATTGACCGGCTGAACAGCTTCCGACTTGCGCAGAAGGGCGATATTCCGCCCGTTGATTCTGTCGCATTTCAGATGCGGTTTCTGATGTTTCCTATATTTTTGGGAGAAGCAAGCTTTATGAGTTCGGAAGAAAAAGCGGCGGTGCTCGCGCTGAACCCACTCGATTATGAAGAGGGCTACAGCCGTGACACGGTATTAGAGGCACAGGAAATTATCAGGCGTGAGGACACGCAGAAAGGAAAATTATGAGCAGATACAACACATACGCACGGCAGCTTGACGCTGCTTTCAAGACAGCCCGAGATGAATACGCTGAGGCTTATAGCAGCCTTGAGCAGGCACGGCAGGCAGACACCGACGCGAAGGCGTGGAAGCCTAACGACAACGAAGAAGACAAGCGGCTTCGCATTGCGACGGCGGCTATTGAGCTGAACAAGGCGGATGCGGCGTTCAAGATCGCAGAGTCTAGAATCTGGCCGGAGTTTGACGCGAAGTGCAAGGAACTGCGCAAGGAGCTTGAAAAGGACGTGCAGAAAGACAGCCTCGCGAACCCGGACGCGATCGACGCAAACGCATTGGAGCTTCTGAAATCCGGTGCGCTGACCGTGGAAGATTACTATTCGTTTGCGGAGCGGTACGAGAGCAACGCGACCATGCTGCGCGTGATTTCAAAGTACGCGCTGGACGCTTCTGAAAACGCGGATGATACCAAAAACGCGGTTGCGCTGCGTATTCTTTCCGACAACTGCAAAACGGGTATGGGGACAGTTTTGCGGGCTTGGAACGAACTGGAAGGTGTGGCGTCCTATTGTTCCGGACGCGGCGGAAGCAGCCGCACCGCAATTGACCCAACGCATATTATCAGCATGGGAAAATGGTGGGAAGAGCTGGCCGGACAGGCTATCGAGAACTTTTAAGGGGGCAGACATGGGAAATATGATCATCGGAGCGGGGCTGTTCCTCGCTGGTGCGTTTTTCGGTATCGTCTTTATGAGCTATGGGGAAATCTGGCAGGAACGGAGAGACAGGCGCAATGACAACCATTGAGTTCAAAGACTATAGTGCAGAATGCAAAGAGGAAATCGAGTCGCGGGTATTGAAAGCACTTACGATGTGCGGCATGGTCATTGAGAGAGCGGCAAAGGGGCTTGCGACGGTAGACACTGGCCTTTTGCGAAACAGCATCACATGGGCACTCGCTGGGAAGAAGCCGACAGCCGAAACCTATAGAGCGGATAAACAGAAAAACGGTGTTATCCAGACAGGCAAATACAGCGGCGCAGCGCCGAACGACGATGAATTATCCGTTTTTGTCGGTACAAACGTCGAGTATGCACCATATGTGGAGCTCGGAACTGCAAAGCAGAAAGCAAAGCCATTTCTAAAACCGGCGGCAATGAACAGCAAAAGTGCGTTGTCCCAGTGCTTCCAAGAACAAGGCTTCCAAAGATGAGTTTGTAGACTAAGAAAAAAGGAAGGAACCAACAGGCCACCAGCCGGGAGAAAGTCCCGGCGTCCGTCGGCAGAGCGCGCGGGGCTGCCTACCCTTTGCAGCTTTGCAAAATCCTGCGCGAGGTACTGCGCAGGTACGCCGCTAAAGTATCTGCGGCGTGCTGACCATCTGTTCTTAGCCCTAAATATAGACGAAAGGAGCGGGAAGGCCACCCGCTCCTTTTGCTGTTCACCAGCGAAATTCCGCCGATGAACCCTTGAAGAAACACGAACGTTCGTTTGATATCAGAGACGCACAGCAGCGCGTCAGCAGCCGTAAGCGCTTCTTGCGGTTCTTACGTATACGGAAAACAAAAACGCCGCTGTGGAGCTTGTACAGCCTCACAGCGGTGCGTGCCTGCTTAACCGCTAGGGCATAACGTTTCGTTACACCCTTACTGAATATATAGCTAATATCGCCAAAATTGGCGGCACTCAATTCCTCGCTTATTCATGGGGTAGATGCGCTAGCGAATCGTTAGGGCATCCCTTACCCCGTTCCGTTTCGGACCCCCCATTTGGTAAGGACGTCGCGTTTCACGACACCCTGTGCTCCATTTCAGGGGTGCGGCGTTTTACCGCACCCCCTCAGATTCATTTTCATTTCACCGCAGACGGGGCGGCGTTTTACCGCCCCGTGGGGCAAGCAGCACTTTTCAGTCATCCGAGTTATACACAAAACAGACCGTGGGGAAGCATCCTCACGGTCTGTCTATTGTCTTGGCGCATATCAGCGGCGCTTTCGGACGGAATCTGCCCGCGAGGAAGCGAAGATTCGCAAAAGACTGAGATCTTCTTCCGAACCCTTCTCGCAGATCGTTGCCAAACTGCCCATCAACGCGCCGTATTCGACAAGCAGACTGCGGTTTTGGCTGACGGCCTTCACCATCCGAAACAGGGCGGCGGCAATGGCGGGGAAATAGCCGTCGGTTTTGTTTTCGTCAAGGGTGCGCAGATTCTTTTCAAGCTGTGTGAACAGCGCGTCCGCGGTCTTCGGCAGGCGCTTGCAGTTGGTTTCACTCAGGAAGCGCGCATAAGCGGCTTCGGTTTCCTTCATAGTAAGCATATTGAGTCTCCTTTCAATCATCAAATCTGTACACAAAGCCTTCCGGCAGAAGGTTGACAATCTGGCAGGCAGGAATTACGCAATCCGGGAGCGGACAGGTGAAGCAGCAGCTGCAATATGGGCAGGTTGCTGCGCTTGTGTTCTTCCTGTGCTTTTTCGGTGACCTTGCTGCTCTGAGAAGGTTTGAAACGGTGGCGTGGTTCTTTTTGAGCATGGCGGCAATCTCTTTGACGCTAAAGCCGCGCTCATAGAGGTCATAACACTCAGCCTGCTTGCTGGTCATGGTGCTGCGCCTTCAATTCACGATTATGCGCTTCTTCGTCTTCCACGTTAGCCTTTGCCCGTGCTGCGCTTTCGAGGTACTGCTGTACGCAGGGAGCATCACCGTGTCCGGCGTGCAGGTGATATTCCAGCTGCGCGTCTGCGAGTAAGTCATCGGCGATCCACAGGTTATTCCGTATTGTTTGCACGTCGTGTTTGTCAAGCGTTTTTTGCTCTCGGTCACTTAAAAACGCATCGATAAGGTCATAAATCAGCTGCTCGGCCTGATCGATTTTCAGAAATGCGCTGTCAAGCGCTGTTTCAATCGTCACGCGTTCTTCTCTTGTCGTTCTGGAAATGAACATATTAATTTTCCTCCTTCGTCTGCACAACAGGGAGCATTTGCAGCGTGTCTGCGGTAAGAGAAACCAACTGCTCAACTGCGAACAGCGCCGCCCCCAGCGCGTCAAAATTTTCTTCCATCCACTCGCGGGCGGCCTTGTCCAGATCGCCGCCGGTCTCCTCTGCGTACTCTTCCAGAATCCCCTCGCAGGTTCGACAGTGCATCATCGGTTCAAGCACGTGTTCAAGAAGCCCATGCGCAGATACGGCGTTCAGTTCAGCGCCGAACAGTTCCGCCTTGAGCGCGGCGGGGGCGATAATATATCTTTCGTCCATAATTGCCCTCCCGTTACGCTACAACAAATCTACGCGAAGTGGTCGAGCGGGTGAAGCGCTCGGCAAGCTCGGGCATTGCCTTCTTGAACGCCATGCTGTCGAAGCGGCTACCCGTTACGGTCTTCCATGTGATCTTGTAATCCGCGCCCGTCAGCGTGTCGGCGTCGATGGCGGTCATGTGCGCCTTGATTGCGTCCTGAATGTTCTCGATCTCGGCAGTGAGTTCGTCGGCCATCCGGCGAAGCTCGCGAAGCTCGTTGACCTTGCTCTGAATTTCTGTGTTGCTCATTTGTAAAGCCCCTTTCCTTTTTCGGCGGGGCGTGGTATACTGTCCACGACCCCTTTTGTGGTTGCGTCCTGCTTCTGCTTCCTACGGCGTGCAGGGCGCTTTTTCTTTGCCTTGGGGAACTCCGGCGGCTGGGGGCTTTCAACTGATCTCGTGAGCTTTGCTGCACTTTGCTGTTCCTTCCCAACTCTTGTAGATGTTCTTCACCCATCTTCTGCCGGTGTCTGAACTGTTTTCGTTTGTTCCCCTTCGATGGTCTTATTGTACTACATGATTAACTATGTATCAAGATGGAATATTGCACAAGGTTAACCATGTATTTTCGTGATATTTGTACATGGTTAATCATGCTTATATATGTTATAATAATACCAATAGAAAGGGGGCGTATATGTGCCTGTATCAGAAGCCAAAAAAAGAGCAAACAAAAAATACCAAGCAAAAAACATTGCAAGCCTTGCTTGCCGGGTCAAAAAGGAGCAGGCCGAGAAGTTCAAAACCTACTGCGCGGAGATCGGCAAAACCTCGAATGCGGTCTTGCGTGATTATGTTTTTGACTGCATTGGAGAAAAGCAGGAAGCCGGGGAATAAGCCTCGGCTTCCTGCTCCTTTTTAGGGGCGGTATGGGTTTTTGTATGGGTTTCTTCTGCGTGTCCCAAAATGGGCAAAGAGGGAACGCGGCTGAAAAATTGCATAAAACAGCAAAAACCGCTCAAATCATTTCGATTCAAGCGGTTTTTGTTGGAGCTGCTGGGCAGATTCGAACTGCCGACCTCGTCATTACCAATGACGCGCTCTACCGACTGAGCTACAGCAGCAAGTCTCTTTCTCAAGAGCGCTCCGTTATTATAGCATAAAGTCGGGATTTGTCAAGTGGTGATTTTCGTTTTTTTTATTTTTCCGTGAAAATACAGGGCGGCGGTGAAATGTTCACAATTCCTTTTCCTGCCGTTCACAGTTCGGACACGATTTGCCCGTATACTCATAATCAAGGATTTACCCAATCCTCTCTTTCTTCTCTTTTTCTTTTCTTTCTTCAAACAAAGGCCCGCAGCCGAACGGCTGTGGGTTTTTGTTTGCTTATTTCGTGTAGTCGAATTCAAAATCGTAGATGCTGACGGTGTCGCCGTCCTCGATGCCCTGCTCTTCCAGACGGTCGAACAGGCCGCTTTTGCGGAGCTGGCGGTCGAAGTACATGCGGGACTCGTAATCGTCGAAGTTGATATCGTTCAGAAGCTTCTGGAGCCACTTGCCGGACACGACCCACAGATCGTCGTAGCGCTCGATCTGCAGCTCGTCCGCGTCGCCCGCCTCGGCCAGAGGCTTGACGTACTCCGGCTCGTAGATCGTGACGGGCGGGAGCGCGGCGAGCTTGCCTGCGATGGTCTTCATCAGCTCGCGCGTGCCCTGTGTCGTGGCGGCGGAGATCACGTAGAACTCGTAGCCCTGCGCCTCGACGTGCGCCTTGAGACGGTCCAGATTGTCGCTGTCCGGGGGCAGAAGGTCCGCCTTGTTTGCCGCAACGAGCATGGGGCGGGACGCAAGGTCCGGGGAATACTGGCGAAGCTCCTCGTTGATCTTTTCAAAGTCGTCGACCGGGTCGCGGTCCTCGCTGCCGGAGACGTCGACGATGTGGACGAGCAGGCGGCAGCGGTCGATATGGCGCAGGAAATCATGGCCGAGACCGACGCCGTCCGCCGCGCCCTCGATGATGCCGGGGATATCGGCCATGACGAACGACACGCCGTCGGCGACGTAGATCACGCCGAGGTTCGGATAGAGCGTGGTGAAGTGATAATTTGCAATTTTCGGGTGCGCGTTGGACGTGACGGACAGGAGCGTCGATTTACCGACGTTCGGGAAGCCGACAAGGCCCACGTCGGCCAGCAGCTTGAGTTCCAGAATGACGTCGTGCTCCTCGCCGGGGAGGCCTGCCTTGGCAAAACGCGGCACCTGACGGGTCGGCGTTGCAAAGTGCTGGTTCCCCCAGCCGCCCCGGCCTCCCTTGCAGAGGACGAAATCGGCGGAATCGGACATATCCTTGATGATCTCGTTCGTGGCCAGATCGCGCACGACGGTGCCTCTGGGCACCTTGATGATCAGGTTTTCGCCATTTTTGCCGCGGCAGCGCTTGCCCTGTCCGTTCTCGCCGTTCGGCGCGGTATATTTGCGCTTGTAGCGGAAGTCCATCAGCGTGGACAGGTTATCATCGACGCGCAGGACGATGGAGCCGCCGTTGCCGCCGTCGCCGCCGTCCGGGCCGCCTGCGGCCACGTATTTTTCCCGGTGGAAGGCCACTGCGCCGTTGCCGCCCGCACCTGCCTTGACCGAAATGCGTACTTTATCAATAAACAT